GTACTGGCTGGCCTGACCGCCCGTGAAGCGAAAGTACTGCGTATGCGTTTCGGTATCGATATGAATACCGACCACACGCTGGAAGAAGTGGGTAAACAGTTCGACGTTACCCGCGAACGTATCCGTCAGATCGAAGCGAAGGCGCTGCGTAAACTGCGCCACCCGAGCCGTTCTGAAGTGCTGCGTAGCTTCCTGGACGATTAATCGGCCAATGCGTCTATCAAGCCCTCCTCGTGAGGGCTTTTTTATTTATTTCAATAAGCGATGCTTACCTGTGGCGCGCCTTAACCTACAAACCTCGTGCCAGTAACGCTTCATCAAGTTCCCGGTATGCTTCCACCAGCTTTTCAAGCGAGGCGCGATTTAATCCGCTGGGATTCGGCAAAACCCATACCTCCGTTGCGCCTATGGTTATCGCCTGTTTGCCCCATTTCACGCCGCGCTGACTGAATGCCTGTTCGAAGGCCTGTTTTCCCAGTACCGCTAATGCCGCTGGCTGATAATCATTGATCTTGCGGATAAGCTCACGCCCGCCGGTACGCAGCTCATGGAGCGCCACTTCACTTGCCTGCACGGTCGGACGCTCAACCAACATGGTAATGCCACAACGCGTATCCAACAGCTGCATCTCCTCTTCGGGAAGAAGCTGCTTTTCCGTAAACCCGGCCTGATGGATCACCTTCCAGAACCGGTTTCCCGGATGAGCAAAGTGATATCCCGTATGCGCGGAAGATTTACCGGGATTGATACCGCAAAACACCACCCTTAACCCTGGCGCTAAAATGTCGCTAATCATGTTTACTCCCGATAACTTGCGGATTCTTAAAGTATAAAATACTGCCTGTAAATTGCTGATAAAAGCAGCAGCCGTGCGGTAATGTCTGGATTGAGCGCAGTACATCCATTATAATCCTGCGCCACGGCCCCTTAGCTCAGTGGTTAGAGCAGGCGACTCATAATCGCTTGGTCGTTGGTTCAAACCCAACAGGGGCCACCAAAAATCAAGGGCTTACGAGAAATCGTAGGCCCTTAGTCTTTTCTAGGATACTCATAGGATACCGCAGCCAAGTATAGCTAGGTATGAAAGGTAAAAGTAATGCCAAATAGTGATTTAGAAGCAACGGCTTTCCGTGAAGAGTATGTGCGGGGATACAAAGATGGTTTCCGTTCTGTTCAAGGGAATGTTGTAGTGCCAACAGCGCCTGCAATGGCTGGGTTAGTCGGTGTATCCAGGTATGATCAAGGATTCGCTGATGGCGTGAAAGACGCGAGGCGTTAAAAGTACGGCATGAACTGATACTATCAGTTAAGTACATGATTAAAAGGCACTAACCGGCATGGGAAAGCGCCTTTTTTGTTAGATTGACTGTACCAATGACTGCACAGATTATTGAACGACGCTGAACAAGGCGTATTTGTAGTGCCTTAAAAAAGCCGTATAAACAGCCTTTTCAAAGTTCTTCAAATTAAAGCTCAAGGCTTCTTTTGACAAGCTCACCAACAATTGGCCACATGACGGGCTGTACCGATTCCCAAACCGGACCACATATTTTAGCCAGTAAAGATTTCGCCTGCTTGCCGTCACCTTCACTTGCAGCAGCCACAGCAGCTGTGATACCAGAACGCTGATCGTTACTAACGATTTGCCCCTGCTCTTCAAGAATAGAAATTAGCTTTGCAACGATTTCAGATTCGGTATTGGCTGTAATGTTCTGGGACTGAGAAACAACCTCACCCTGCCCTAGCTGTGTATTACTGAAATTACCGCCAGTGATCGTCAGATTATTTACGATGCGTTGAACACGTTGGGGACGATTAGGGGCTTTGCGAGCCTCTTTATATCCTGCCTCTGTAAGGTATACATATTCTCGTTTGCTATATGAAGCGATAATGATTACAGAGCTATTCCTGTCATTATCGTACATTGCCATTGGACCAGTTTTAATCAATTTGTCTTTTTCAAGATCAGAAAAAGCGATTTCAAAATCAACGGTTGTAAAATCAGCAACATTGCAGACTGCTGTTGCTAATGCTTCCAGCTTTGGTCCCTCGTAGCCAGACTTTAATTCTTTAGCAGATAACCCTCTATCGGTAAAATCTGCTAGTAAGGTTCCCAGAATCTGTTTTGCTGCTTCGTCTAATTGTCCGGCCATCAGAATTACCTTTTATGAGTTAAGTCCATTGAGTAAATATGGGCATAGACACAGCAATCAAGGTTGAGTGGCATGATAAGTTTATTTATTGAGAACATGATCAACTACCTTGGAACGCGTGGCTTTTGCCAAGTATAGGTCTGTGCATTCATCCGCTGGCGGTGCCGTTCCCTGGCGGCCAGCGTTGCGCTAATACGCGAGCGCAATATTAACTGCTCCTGACTGTTAAGCTCATGACCACTCAGTCTGGCGGCTTCAATCAGCGCAGCCTCAATGACCTTTTGCTCAAGCATCATACTGGCCTCAGTTAATAGAGTTTGAAACTAAAGTGAAAGCAAGCTGGCGCGCCGTTAACACTTCCTTCATATGGGCGCACCATGCCCTGAACATAGCCTCATCAGTACCCGGGTAGGCATATAAAAAACCCATCAAAACCTGGTCAGTAAGCGTATCTTCCTGATCCCAACCCACGATGAACTGGCGAAACAGAGGGTATGCCTTTGCCTGGTCTTTGTTTTGCCAGGTTTCTACCACCAGATCAAACGGCGGCACAGTGAAAGTCACCATTACAGGGAAATCTTCATAACCTGCTGGCTCAATGCCTTCTTCTGGAGATAGCCCAAAGCCTAATGGGATCACTACTTCCCGGGAAAACTGCATTCCCACCGGCCACAGCTGCAGATCACATTTTGTCTTCGACATAAATCCCCGCTGAAATAATGGCGCCACCGATACGTCGCTTGCCATAACCGATTGGTACGGGATATGCCTGAGAAGTGGTATTTGTTACCCCACCAAAGGCATAAGACGCTTTATTATCTGCATCCTGTTTGCTGGCTAACCCCTTTGCCTGAGGAGACAACATCTGTGTCACGCCACCGATAGCCATTGCTGCGCCAGCCGCAAACATCAAGTTACTTGCAGCAATCCCGATGCCAGGCATCCAGATTGATACTGCTACCAGCACAGCACCAAGTATTGTTTGAAGCACTCCAGCCTTTTTACTACCGATAATCACTGGCACGATATGAATCTCGCGCCCAATATTCGGATATTCAAGATCATCTTCTCCGATATTCTTTTTCCCGACAAAAATGGCATACGTTAAGCCGCGCGCTCTGCTGGAATTCATGTATTTCTCGAAGCCCGGAAGTGTGGCGGCCAGCGCCCGGAAGGCTTCATGCGTTGTACGGATCAAGCGTTGGTGACTTTTGCCGAAAGTTTTCCCAAGCGGGCCAAACATACGGATCGTTGCCATCACTTCATCGTTAGCCGTGCTCATTGATTTACTCCTGATTTAAAAATTGCGGGCAAGGCCGCTCTGAGGTCATAAATTTTTTTCTTACAAGAACTGCCCTCAAGAGGAGTAATAGCAGCCAGACGCCGTGAGACAGTTTGTCTGTGCAGGCCGGTCAGCTGTGCTATCTCGCATATCGTCAATCGTATTTGTTTCATCAGCTTTATCTCATGATGATGAATAAAAAAAATACAATCCATCATCCTCAGCAGATCTTAAAAATATTTATCATTACAGAACAGATAATTACCGGATGATGATGATGACCTCAGATTTCAAAAACCAGCCTTTTTCCGCGTGCCCGCCGCCTCGTGGCTAAGACCCCCTCCGGGAGGACCCGCCCGGCCCTGCGGGACAAAGGCGGCTTTCACCGCCCTGTTCCTTACGGTTTGCCGGTCGATTTCACCAGGCCGCGATAGTCCAGCGGCGCAACGCCTGCATCGATACGTACCTTCCAGGCAATACCATCAACGGTAAAGCCCTCCTGTTGCTCCAGGTAAGGTGTATCCATGCCATCAAGATAAGCCACCTCCACCGTGTCCATGCCCTGTGCGGCGGTCACATACCATTCTTTGGCGTTATGCTTATCGAGGCGCGGTTCAACAATGACCTGTGCCATATCCTTCACCACGTTAACGATGCCCGGGTTCTGGTTGAGCGTACCGTTACCATCGACCGGGAAAAGAGAGGAGGAAGAAAGCACCGCGCGGTTGGCTGCTCCTTCAAGTGCCGCCGGAACGATGAGGAACGAAGGCGTAACGTTGACCGGATCGCCATTGGCGTCTTCCTGCAGGCGCATAGCCTTACGTGCAGCATCCAGACCTTCAGTATTCATATCCAGTGCAATCAGGTTCTTGTGATCGGCATGGAAAAGCGCTTTACCATCAGTGAAAGCCTGGTTAGTGGTCAGCACCAGATACACCAGCTCACCCACAGTGCGCGATGCTGCCCGGCCCATTGCGGTAGGGATGGTGGTCAGTTGGCTGAGATCATCGTTAATAATTGCCTGACGGGTGATAGAGAAGATTTCGCCATAAGTGGCCAGCGCGATTGGTACGCCTTTATCGCTGGTGGTGATGTATTTATATTCGGCCCCTTCGCGCACCTGACGCAGTTTAGAAAAGCCATTTAACCCAACACGCTTGGCTTCATGGAAGTTGCTGAGCGAACCGGTTTTAGTCCACTGCTGGAAGGTTTCCCCACTGTTCTGCCAGCCGGCAAGCACAGATTGTTCAGCTCCACCAGCCAGGATGTGTGAGAAATCGCTGCTGGTGTGTGTGAATGCCAGATTCACAATCTGCGAGCGGTTACCGAAACCGCTGATGCTGATACCGCGATCCACCAGCGAGGCCTGCGCCATTTCGAACAGGCTCATCATTGCGTACGGGTTGCCACGTTCGGCGCGGTCATGTCCCAGACGGGCATACAGCCCCTGTCGAATACCGTCGCCGGTAATATTGCCGTTCCCCGCATAGATATGGCTCTGCATACCCTTATTGGAAGGAGTGGCGGCGCGGCCCATTTCAGCGAGCAACATGTCTTTAGCCTTTTCCGGTGTACATGCCACATCCTCAAGGCACTGCATTTTCAGTGCATCATGGCGGCCACCAAACATGGCAAACAGGTCTTTAATTCCATTAATGCGGTTTTGCTCCGGTGCTGTAGCAGGGATCGACGCTTTCGGGCTGGTGATCATCCCTTTCAGGTCGTTTGGCATATATTCAAAATCCTCAATACGTTTTGATTCAAGGCGGGCCATTGCATTCACCGCCGGTAACAGTTCATCGGCAAAACCTTGCGCCACGCATTCTTTACCGTTCATCCAGGTTTCACTCTCCAGCATGGTCGCCAGCTGCTCTGCCGTTTTCCCGGTTTTACGGGCATAGGCCGGGATCAGCACGCTTTCTACCTTGTCCAGCAGTTCGGCATAGTCGCGCATGTCATTGGCATTCCCGCCTGAAATCCCCCACGGCTTGTGGATCATCATCATGGCGTTTTCCGGCATAACGATACGGTCACCGCACATGGCAATAACTGACGCCATTGAGGCGGCCAGGCCATCGATATGCACAGTGATACGCGCCGGATGTTTGCTCAGGAGGTTATAGATAGCGATGCCGTCGAAGACGTCGCCGCCTGGTGAGTGGATATGCAGGTTGATATGAGAAATATCGCCTAAGGCTTTCAGGTCTTCGGAGAATTGCTGCGCAGTAATGCCCCAGCCGCCAATCTCTTCGTAAACCTGAATATTTGCGCTCGCACCGTCGCTGGCGGCTTTAATGGTGTACCAGCCTTTCATACCCACGCCCCCAGCGAATGGTGATGCCAGTAGTTCACGCTGCTCCGTACAATCTGGCCTTTAGTGGGTACCGGCATTTCAGGATGCTTCTCCCTGATATAAGCCTGGTACTCTTCAATTTTACGCATGGTTTCGGCATCGATATGGACCGTTCCGCCCTTATCCTGTGCCGATTTGTTTCTATCTGGCATCTTCTTACCCTTATCGTGAATAATTTTACAAACTCAATAATTGATCACTAAAAGTGGTAAGTAAATAAAAATTTATCAGAAAATTAGATTTATAAGTTATCAAGGTAAAGTTGATTTAACCCAACAGTTAGCAGAACAAAAAGCAGTAAGTTTTTCATGCTGTCTTAATAATCTTCTCAAATTGGAGTTTTGATATGGCGCTGAACTTACTGGATTTAGACGATGAAACTCGACGATACATGTCTCATGAAATTGAAATAGATAAGGAGAGTGATAATTTTTACCGAAGCACTTTTTTGACAGCCAGAGGCAAAGAAATTTGGCCAGAATTACTCGAACAATCAATTGATCATGATGACAATTGGCTGGAACGAGAAATTCAAAACCAGGGGTTACTAGAACAGTTCTATACAAAGAGAAAACCCAATAGCCAAGCTCTGATGCAGGCACGCGTACCCGTAACTGCCGCACAGACATTAGCAGAAGGTGAATTTAATCGTCTCTACGTAAGGGGATTGTGCGCACGGGTTTTGGCAGAAGGTGGAACAGAAATTGAAGCATACCGAGCACGATATTCTGAAAACCCAAGAACAGCATCAATAGCTATTATTGGACGAAGATTTTCAGCAGAGGATATTCTTCATGATCTAAGGGCCAACCAAGGTGTAGATACTGCACTTGGATTACCACCTGGTCCAAACTCCGGCATTAGCGCTAAAACAATTTAATTTCAAATAATAAATAACCTCCTTTTTTAATTTTCGAAAGGGGGTTTCCCCATTTGCTACCCACTTTGCCAGCTACCCACTTTCTACCCACCAGCTTTTTAACGAATACCCTCTCAGGCCAGTAATGACGCGGGTTACAGCGTTTTTACCCACTTTCTCCCTGTATATGGGTGCAAAGTGGGTAATATAGGTACTCTTACCCCACCTTACCCACTTGCTCCCCATTTAATGACCCACTTCCCGTAATGACTGGATGGTTAAAATTTCCCCGTTCTGGATGATAAGCCCATCATCAACAAGCTTCTGTACCCAACGAGCAAAGTGCTTTGTATCGATGCCGGTAGACTTCATATCGTCGCGGATTATTGTCCGCGTACAGGGTTCACCCTGCGCCGTCCGGCTGCGTATTGCCTGCCATAACGCCATATGATTGCCGGTAAGTTTTGCAACACCCACCAGCTCCGGATCAATTTCTTTGGCCTCTCTGGGTGCATCCCTGACCACCAGAGAGCAAATCGCCTCGCCATCCTCATCGGTATAGAGTTCAGCAGTACGCAGATCGTAGGCCTTACGTTCAGGCTCCTCGGCGTCTTTCATCTTTGTACAGGAAAGAATAAGCGCCTTCCCCTCCCCCTCCCGCTTCACGTTAAATTCAGCATCCAGCGCGGCGCGGAATGAACTGGAACCGCGCGCGCCTTTTGCCTCATCCTTGCCGGAGTGATGAACCACCAGCACCGTAGCGCCGGTTTTCTGTTTGATGGTGTCACAGCCCTCGATGAACGCGCCCATATCACGGGCATCATTCTCATCGTTACCACCAAAACAACGCGCCAGCGTATCGATCACCACCAGGCGAACAGGCAACCCGCATTCCGTTTCAACCTGTCGCGCTGCCAGCAATACTTCATTGACTTCTGACGATCGAACAGGAAACACCGGACGATTGACCAGGTAAAGGTTGTCGGCCTGCTGCCCGTTTAACTGCTCCCATGCACGGATACGGCGGGGAACGCCTACACCACCCTCACCCACCACATACAGCACCGCGCCGGCGGCTACCTTTTTACCGGCCCATGTCCGGCCCGTTGCAATATGGCAGGCCCACGAAACCGCCAGAAAACTCTTGTATGAGCCGCTGGGGCCATAAATGCTGCATAACGACTGCGCCGGAATGAAGTGCTTGATCACGAAGTCCTGACGGGCGTCGTAGCCTTCGGAGCCGCGGGAAAGCGGTAGCCGGGTGCGGCGGGTCTGTATATCGGTTGAGGGAAATACACGCTGTATACGCTGTGCATCAGTAAGCCAGGCCTTAAGCTCGTCCTCGCCAATCTCTTCCACCAGCGCGGCGCGGCGCAGTTCGTTAACCTGCCCGGCATCGCTACCGAGATAACCGGCCTCGCACAGCTCCTCATACGTCATGCTGTGAAGCTGGGTTAATTTCGCTACCAGCTTACCGTAGCGCGTGGACGGATCTTTGTGCTGGTGGATGGCTTTATCCAGATCGCTGCGGCTGTAAGGGCGGCCATGCGCCCACAGATAGGAGCAGGCGAACAGCGCATCGGATACCGCTTCTACTGCCGTCAGTTGAACAGTCATTGCGGGATACCTCCGCTCATCTGAAATTTACCCAGCAGTGGATGAAACCAGTACGCCGATCCGTACTTACGCTTGGCGCCACGAAGTACCAGCCGGGCCGCCTCTCTGAATTTCTCATCAGGTGCAATGAACCCGCCAGACTTCATCTTGACCAGCATTACGCCGGTATTCTTCGCCAGCTCCTCGGCCTTCTTGGTTGATATACCGTACTCAGCCGCCAGCGTGGCCACAGGGGTCATTCCGGGCGGGATCTCCCCGCCCTGGCTGTCAGTCAGCGAGCGAACCTGCTGTTCAAGCTCCAGCACCCGCCCCACCAGCAAATCAACCCGTTTTTCCAGTTCATTGAATTTGACGTTACTGATCATTTGGATGCCCCCTGACGTTTCCTCAGTACGAACCTTGCCGTATTACTGCTTTGCTCAAGCGCCTGTGCCATTCTGGGTAAATGCCTCAGAACATTTCCAAGAAGAGCCAGATCGCGTCTGGCATCTTCATCGCCATAGCTTTCACTACCGGAAGCATCCAGGGTCAGATTGCCGATCAGAGTCAGCGCGCTGGTTATGGCAAACACCCCGTCGCCAAGCAGATCGCTGGATTCGACCAGTTCATCATCAGTGAATTTTTCAAAGTCAGGGGAATGCTTAACAAGCTGATGGTAGATATCAGGCATGACGCACCTCCGGCACTACCAAGCGAGACGAAATATCGATCTCTGCGCCCATGAGTGACCAAAGCGTGTCATTTTCACTATCTGTCCAGGTTAAGGAATACGGGCCTTCAGTTCTTATTTTTGCGGCAAAGGTTAAATTCCAGCCAAAGAATGCTGCGCGTGCATTCTCTTCAGTATCTGCCACGGTACGCAGGACTATGGGTGAGCAAATATGCCCTTTTGGCGTACCAAGGAAGAGCCATGTAAATTTAGGGTGAGTTTGGGTATGCTGTTGATCAGCCATAACTGTTACTCCAACTAACGGTTTGTGGTCAGAAGCCCGGTTTGGTGTTGGCGCACCACCGGGCTTCGCACTTACAAGGTGAATCGCACCTTTGCCTTTAAAGCTACCTCCAAGTGAATCGCACTTCAAGCCTTTTAATGTCATTTTTTTTGCGTATACTGAATCGCACCAAACCGATGGAGATTCAGTAATGGCAACGGGTTCAACTAACAATAAGTCACAACAACTTAATGCACGCTTCCCGCATGACATTGTTGCAGAATTAGAAAGCAGCCTCGTTGAAGGCGAAACAAAAGCGCAATTTATCGTCACTGCTGTAAAAAGTGAGATCAAACGCCGGCAGCGTAAAAAGACTAAAGATGCGTCATAAAAGTGAGAAAAATCAACCGTCTCAAAATTCAGTTGGCCACCGCTGCTCACATCTGAGCATCGGTTAAAAATCAATCTCCCGAATTTTCGGGAGATCACCTCAGGGATGTTCGGCAATGCCGCCCCCTCCACCATGAGGAAACAACCTACTATCTTTGAGATAGTCGCGCAGGACAGGCCAGAGGATTGGTTATCCCACATTAACTGCGCCAATGCCGCAGTTCCTGTAATCACAGGAGCGCTTAAGCTTTGACCACCAGCGACAGGCCTGGTATGCTGATTTTGTTTTGAATGATCCCACTGGCGGCCTGGCATGGCCGCTTTTGTTTTTTCTGACATACCCGCCCCTTACGCTGTCTGCGTGCGACGAGTTGACGCAAGATAACCATCAAGATCCGACTTCATATAAATAACCTTGCGGCCAATTTTATGATGAGGAATTTCCACTTTTCCGGTACATGCCCAATTAGCTAATGTTTGAGAATTTACCCCAAGATAATCCGCTGCCTCTGCACGGGTAAGACGTTCATGAGATTGTGGAGAATGAATTAGATGCATAAGTATCACCGTGTATTTTCAATTATCAACACGGATACTTTATTTTTGATATTAATGTTTCGGTAGACAGCAAAACCAGATAGAACGCTGACTATCTGGTTATCACATTCAATATCTAGATCAGGGGAGGGAAAACTTGATTTCCTACCCCTTATTTAACACCAATTTAAAACTTCTATTTTTGGGTTTAACATCTGGATTTAATCCAGAATCTTTTAACCAAGTTTTAACTGTGGCAGACACAGGAACATCATTCCATTTAGCGCGTAGATGAGAATAGATTTCCTCAGAAAGCCCCGCCATACTGGCGTTAGGATATTTACACCAAGTAGCAGTTGCTATTTCAAGTACTTCAGAATAGTGCCTATTAGTCTTTCCTTTTTTTGCTTTGCTCTTTTCCGCCCGCAAAGCTATGTCGACATATTTTTCCGCGGACTCAGTAAGAGTACTGATTATCGACATTACAATAAGCATCCTTCGCGCCAGTTTGTAGTAACCATTTGCTTCGAAAAGCATAAAGGCATTGTGTAGAGCTAAAATTGTCCCAGCAAAATCTTCACTACAATTATCATTATTTTCTTTGATTATAGAAATAAGATCCTTTAGCCCCTCGGATGTGTCATTTCTAATTTTATATGAAAGTGCGCTATAAAACTCTTTATCAACCACTGATTTCTCTTTAGTAATAAGAGTTAACTGATCACGTAATTCTTTAAGGTATTTATCATCTTGGATAATCAT